TATAAATTTGATACCTGATCTTGTTCAAAAGTACCGCTATAAAATCTAAATTGGTCTAATTTACCTGTAAAATATTCACCATTATAATCTCCTAACCTACCTAAAGTAATAGACCTTGCACCTCCAGTACCTGCACTAACTGAAGATGTGTATGTGTGTAATAAACTACCATCTACAAATAATTTTACAGAAGTACCATTTACAGCTAATGCATAATGATGCCATTCACCATCTACATAATTTGATGCACTAACTGTTGAATTGTCTTGCCAAAATGATGAACCATTTGATATAGCTACGTGAAAATGAGTTCCATTTTTTATTGCTAATATTATCCTCGCCCCTAAACCTGAGCCGTTTGATGGATTATCTCCAAGAAAATCATTCCAAGTAACTGTAGAACTTGTATTAAACCAAAAACTAATAGAATATGAAGAAATAGCAGGTAGTGTAAAGTTTGTGTCAATATAACTACTACTGCCATTAAATTGAGCAGCTTTATTAAACTTACCTGTTGCATAAGTAATGTTATTTGCAGTTCCATTATAATTACCTGTTACATCATTAGCGTTATCTTCAAATTTATATACTAAAGTTGCAGGTCCTCCAATAATTGTCGGCTCATTATCATCGGCTTTCCAAGACCACCCAACAAAATCTTCATTATTTTGTGTTAAATTTTCTCTATCACCCATAGTCCAACCATCAGAATCAAAAGACAAAACACCATCATCTAATGAACCTTGTGCATCAGTTGAATTTGAATTTAATTCTTTATTTATACCTCTAACTGTATCAAATATAGAATGTGAATTAGCTGAAGTTCTTGCTTTACCCCATATTAAACCAGGCTCAAA